TCCAGTCCAAGCGTGGGGTGAGTTCAGCACTCAACTGCAAGCAGAGAAGTTCGTCAAGCGCTTAGCCTCCCCTGATGGGGGAGGCAAGGCACGAGTCGTTCGACTCGAACTACCAGAGAAGTTCATCGAAAGAATGGGAGGTAAGTAATGTTGACTCTGTTATTCGTATCGGTTGCGCTGTATATTGGCTACCGATATGGAAAGCACAAGGGTGAGCAGGAGATGTATCAGCTCTGCAAGAATGCAGAGCAGGTCAAGCGTGAGTTCTTCTCACACATCAGCCTGAACTAGCATCATCAGAAGGGGCGGGGGCTTGTGCCTCCGCCTCTTTTTCTTTTCGCGCCTGCGCCTCTAGCGAGTTCAGCATGGTAGCCCAGTACAACTTATAGAACTCAGAGTCAAACGAGAATCTCTTCATGTGTTTGACTGTTGCTCCAGTATGAACATGCAATGGAATCCCAGCCTCTTTCATCTTCATGAAGAACTGGATGTCCTCACCAATGAACGTATCCTTATCAAGATTAGCCTCATCCTGTGACTCGATGAAGAACGAGACATCACCATGATGCTGACGCATCTTGTCAGCCACCGACCTGTGCATCAGGAGGAATCCGAATCCTGCGTAGTCGACCTTCAACAACTGGTCGAATGGCAGGGGGTGGACATAGGACATGAGGTACTTGTCATCCTCGTGTGCCATGAACACAGCGGGGTATGGCTGCATGATGGAGGATTCCATCTGCTTCGAGATGAAGTAGGTTCCGCTAACAACAGGTCGGTCAACTGGATGAGCTGACTGCCACACTTTCTGCAGAGCTTCGTTCGTAAGAACGATGTCGCTATCTACCCAAAGCAACCAGTCGAAGTTAGTCTTGGTATGCCACACATCGAACGCCGTCTGACGTTGCCTGCCTATCTGATTACCTTGCACACGCTGTGCGCTAGTGATGGGCAGTCCCGCTGTTAGCAGCGTGTACACCACACCTTCCATGAACTTGCCGTCGACTGTTCCGTTGTCACACCAGCAGACCATAATCTGATTGTTCGTTGAGCTGTTAGTAGCTGGTGCTTTCTTTGCTGGGTTACCTGACTTACCCATTGTGATTGCCTCCCCATCCTCCGCCTTTGAAATGTATTGCTGGTGGTGTGTATACCTTGTGCAGAGTTACGTTGCACGTCTTGCATTTAGGGAAGGGGTCGTCTGTTATTACCAGCTCGACCACTGTCTCACACATGAGACATCTGAAATCAAATCTAGGCATTTCCCTTTTTCTTTTTCTTGGCAACCGCTGCGTTGTCAATCAGGTTTGGATAAGGTCGACCAGCTGCCTTGGCACGAGCACGTGCCTCAGACTTCTGTTCAGGTGTCAACGGAGTTGACTTCTTCTTAGGGTTAGTTGTTTTCCAGAATGGTTTCTTCTTCATTAGTATGGTGTTTCCCCTCCCAGGTATTCAGATACCTGTCTCAATCCTCGATTGATAATCTGCTCCACTCTTTGCGGAGAGATTTCCCACTGTGTTGCCAGCTCAGCAAGTGACATGTCCTCGCTGTACTTAGACTTTAGTATGCTGTGTGTACGTAGGTCAAGCTTCTTCATTGCCCTGTCTACATCAGACAGCATAGCCAGCAGGTTGTTACCTTCACTTGCCTGCTTCTTTGCCTTGACCCCATGCACATCTGGGTCCATCACTTGGTTAGCCACCTGTGCATCTTCAGAGCCAAGCACCTTGATAAGGGTTTCAATCATTGCCACCCTGTAGAAGTACTCATCACCAAGCTCATAGCCCAGCGCTTTCGACTTCTCTTTGCGAGCATAACGCTCGCCTGCTCTACGTATGAATGTAGTGAAAGCTTTGTATCCCATCTTGCGTTCGGCTTCGCCTTCACGCATCAGGTACTCAGACACTTTGTCCTTGCGCTTCCACGCATACTCGTTCATCGCTTGTCTGATGTCATCAAGCTCAACGAATCGGTGGTACTTCTTGGATATATTCCAAGCAACAACCGAAGTTATCTCGTTGACTTGCTGCCATATCTCATCTGTCTTATGCAACTCAGGCATGGGACTTCACCAAGTATTCAACTGAGCGAAGCAACAACGAGATGTCATCACCAAGTAGACCAAGCGCACGATTGTGATTGGAACAGAGCAAGCCACGTACCTTGCCAGTCTTGTGGTCGTGGTCTATGTCGAGCGCTCGCGTACCTTCTGGCTTCCTGCCACAGATGTGGCAGCCACCATCATTCTCTTCAAGCATTCGTTCGTAGTCAGCAACATCAATGCCGTACATACGGATGCGAGAGACGCGCTGCTCTTCGTAAGTCTTATTTCGATTTCTCGGCATACTTAGCCCACACCCCACGCTGTACCATTAGTGCGATGATTGCATAGTTAGCCAGGTCAACGAATGAATCTTCAAGAGATTCGTTCTTAGGTTTCTCTGACTTCGGACTGTAGATAAGATTCTTTAGTCTCTCTAACTTATCCGACATGCGTACCATCAGCCCATTGGTTGCGCCACCTGGCGCAAGCCAGATGTTGTATGGACCATAGTCGATTTGTTTCTTTACCAAGATAGCCAACAGTTCGTCGTAGATTTTCTGTGCGTCTTCCTCGAACTGGAGGATGGTTGTATCTTCAGACACGGAGCTCCCTATTCATCTAATGCACTAACCAACTTGGATAATGCTTGAGCTCCTTGGGACACGATTATACTATTGATGTCACTGTCAGGTGGCAGCGACACGCGGACAGCTTGAGGGATTGCATCCTGCAATCGGCGGGCTAGTTCCTGCCCTGGGTTCGAGCCGTCCTCCTTGACATCATTGTCAGTTGCTATGACAACCCTGCCAATACCGTCAAAGCACCTAGCAAAATGAGGCTTCCAAGCGTTGACACCAGCAACAGCAACAGCGGGATGACCAGCCAACGTAGCAGATATCGCATCAATCTCTCCTTCCACAATCAGCACCTCGTGGACTGCATGGATGATGGCACTGACGTTATATAGGTGGTGCTTCTGACCAGTAGGAATCATGTACTTGGGGTCACCGTCGTCGATGCGACGGAACTTGAACCCGACCACACCAGCCTCGGTTATGTATGGGATAGACAGGTGATGCTTGAGTCTGTCCTCATGCCCAGGCGCAGGGTCAACCACGTAGCCCAGCATGAATCGCTCAGCCCCATCCAGAATCCCACGCTTCGACAGGTACGCCTCGGCAGGCGAACCTTCTAGGTTCGCATGATAAGTCTTGGCTGCCTTAGTCCAAAGGTCTATAAGTTTCTGATTAGGTTTCATTTCTTCTCCTGCTTATGTACTACGAAAGGAGGAGCAGTATACACGTCATTCTTCGCAGCAACCTGCATTGCTTTCTTCCAGTTAGCTCCAGATGCAATAGCACCTATGGCATAGGCAGACCCAGACCCAAGACCATAGATGCCATCGTCGCGGAGGAAGACTGAGTAGGAATCATCTATCTCGTAGATGGTTCCATGCACAGCCATAAGGAATAAGAACTCGTACTCGTCTGTCTTCTCATCATGAACGAAGCCATTGTCACGTAGGCATTCCCTCATGCTAGGGATGACAGTTGTAATCATGAAGTGATAGATGTCTTTGGTGTTAGCAGGGATTGACGGTGGCTTCCAGATATGTTGGACGATGTCGCAAGGCTGGGTCGTACCAGCGCCAGCAATCAGAAACTTGCCACGCTTTGTAATCTTAGTTGTAATCGGGTGAGTGTAAGGTCGACCCTTCTCAGTTGTAGTTCTACTATCGGCTGCAATCAGGCAGCCGTTTGCTTGTTGGATACCAATGATGGTTGTCACAGCGATGCTCGCAATCTAGGTGGAGTCCAACGACTCTTGGACTTGCGTCCTCGTGTCGGAGCTGGGGTCTTTGACTCCTTGCCTATGTTCTTCTCTGCCCATACGCGGGCTTCTGGATATGCCAAGTTTTCACGAGCCATGACAATCTGTATACCAGCGCCACGTCCGTTACACGCATAGCATATCCAGACACCCTTGTCAGAGTTCACCGAAGCAGACTTATGTGAGTCGTCATGTACAGGACAGTGGATTGATTTGTCCCCACCCATAGGTAGGTCTAATCCATAATGACGAAAGACTGCTTCGAGGAACTCCGTTTGATTCATTGCCTAATACCAGTTCCTTTCCTGGTGAAACCTGTACGCCTTGCACCAAGTGTCATAACGATGTAGCACATAGTCGTGTGCTTCTCTTGTTTGTTTGAGTAATGACCACCCTGGCTGTCCCCAGAGTAACTGCCATACTCCACGTGCTCCACTCGATTTGTTGTAGGAGTCCACGTTGTATCGGCTCTCCTTGTACGCAATCTCCAGCGCACAGCGAACCTCTTTCATGTCGGTTGTGACTTCCATTAGCGTCAGCTTGACACGTTCCCGCTTGTCGGTTGTGACCAACAGCTTCTTCTCGTACGTCATAGCTGGCGATAATGCCATGCTCGGAGATATAACTTGCATCACCGAGAACAGCAGAGTCACTATTGCGAACCGCATAGTTACCTCTTTTCATTTCGTGAGGTACTGTCACTACTTCACTGATGTCCATTGTAACCTGCCTGTTTTAGCAGATTCACCCAGAGGTCTGCGGACATAACCGCGTACGCCTCTGAGATATTAGATGTGCCACGCTTCTTGATGAGGACGACACCTGTCTCCGCATCTGCGTTTATCATCTCATCCTCTAGCTCCTGCAAATAGCCAGGGATATTGATGCGTTTCTCATTCTTACATTCAATAACTACGCCGTCGATACCGTCGATGTCACCGACATCGTCGTGTCGACCTGCGCCATAGGCTCGCTCTGCACATGGGTATCCCATGGAGATGAGCCACTTGACTACATCACGCTCGAACTGCGAGCCCTTGCGTTTGGATGGAGTTGTCATTTACCACTCAATGCCAATCCAAAAGAAAGCAAAGTCAATACTCAAACCATATCTGTCGATACTGAAGCCAATGGCAAACCTATGCCAGTTGTACCCACCGTTGACCCATATCTTGTCACCAAGAACTAGATTCAAATGACCAAATGTTTTCATACGTAATCCACCATCAACACTTCCTGGACAGTTATGCCCATCTTCTTCCTGATTGCTGCTCTTTGTCTTGGTACTGTGCCACCCCACATGCCGTGGGATTCGTGACGTATCGCCCAGTCAAGGCAAGCCTGCCTGACGGTACATCCCGAACATATCTTGCGAGCCATTCTATATGTAGACTCGGCATCTCCTGCGCCTTCTGGGTAAAATATTTCTACCCCTACTTCTGTACATAACCCTTGAGTCAAATCTGGAAACTTCATCTCAGCTCCTTCATTGCAGTAAGCAAATCGTTGACAGTTATTAGATAACCTTTGCTTCTATTAGGGGGAATCTCGCACGTAATCTGGCGACCAAACTTCTGTATTGCATAATGCACGTGGTCTGTTGGAACCATCACTACGCCTTTCTCTAATACGAAAGCCCAGTAATCTGCCTTGGTTACCATCAGTCCTGATGCCTCCCAAGATTGGGACGCAACGTACCAGCATTCAACCTCTATGTAAATGTTTCCTGTCACGTGCCACTTGCGGTCACGCTTCACCTCAACGGTCTTACCGTTGGTCAATAGTTGTTCAACTAGTTGCTCTCCTTCACGACCGAAGGAGAAGTCAAGGTCAAAGCTGGATTTTATTTCCATTCACTTAGAGTCCTAGACCTAAACAAATCTGCGGATGAGTTGAAGAGAATCATCTTGCTTGCTTCTGCTGCGAGGGTGACATACTCCTCGGCATTGGGGTCAGCTTTCCCATGTCGGTTCTTCACGACAGCCACACGATAAGCATTCGCTGCGCTATCCAGCGCCACAGATAAGACCAGTTCTGGCAGGGCTGCAACCTTCCCCATCAGAGCCTTACGTGGCGCTGGGTAGTTAGGCTTACTCATCTTCTCGTTCTCTGATACATGATGCAGGACGACGAAGGCTGTCTCATATTCACGAGCCATATAGTGGAACGCACTCATCGCATCGCGGAGCGCTGTCCATTCATTGTCGCTTGACGAAGCGACGTTCATAAGATTATCGACATACACTGCCGATGGAGCAGAGCCATGTAGTTCAATCCACGCTTCTATCTCCTCCTCAATATCTTGAAGAGAAGGTGCTGGGTCGAAGGCGAATCGGATATGACTTGCTCCATCAGCCAGTGCATCTTCTAGGAGAACACTCGCTTCCGAATCCATAATCCGTTCTATATCTGCGACGTTCTTATTCATGATGATTGCACCAGCGCGTGATGCAATCGTACGTGAATCAGAGTCTGCTGATATGTACAGACCAGGTGTCTTGGAAACGATTGCGTACCACAATGCAAGCAGGGTCTTACCACCACCAGGCTGACCTGCAATCAAATGCAGTTGAGCCTGTCGAAAGGCAACTTGACTGGCGGTAAGTTGTGGGAGTATCTCTGGCAGTTGTTTACCAGCGGGTGACTCCACACCCACTACCTGCAATAGTGAACGCATATTTAGTTTTTAGTCCAGATTGTTTCGGCTTCAACAGCGCCAGGCTTGAACGGCTTTGGTCCCTTGGCTGGGTCAAACCAACCAACGTAAGCCTTGCCTGCCTTGGATACGCCCTTCTTCTTGGCGTACGTACCACGACCATCTGGTAGGTCTGGTGCATCAGGGTGTCCGTATGTCCACTCGTTGTTGTACTTATCTTTGACAACCTCAATCGCTTGAGGTGTTGACGGAACAGTTACTGGCTGAGGATTCAGACCAGCATCCTGTAGTGCAGTGATTGCCTTGTCCATACTGGTTTGACCAGTACGACTAAGCAGTGTCATCTGCAGGTCAGAGGCTGCTGCAACAGCTAGTGCTGCAGCTTGGAGGTTAGCAGTGAACTCTTGAACTGTGTTACCTCGGACGGTAAACAAGTCCTGACCATTCAACTTGCCAGTGTATGAAAAGCTAGACTCAGTCATCTAGTTTTCCTTTCTTTCCCCTTTGTTGTAGGTATTTGCAGAGGGAAATCTTTGGAGCCCATCGCTGGGCATTTCTCTTGGAACGAGCACATCTTACAGTTTTCACCAACCGATGGTGGGAACCAACCTTTGGACACGCTGTCATTCATTGCACCAAATACGTAATCAAAATAATCCATGCTCAGATGTGTCAGGTCAAACAAGTCATCGAGTTGACCCTGACGAGTCATGAAGAAAGCCCCCCACTTAGGGCGAATCCCATACATACGCTCTATGCCAGAGGCGTAGAGCCCCGCTTGAATCATGCCAAACGGTGTCCTAGCACCTGTCTTATAGTCAACGATTACCAAGTCTTACCCTACTTGGTAAATGATGTCTATGACGAAGCGGACAGATGTGCCTCCGAAATGCACACTTGCATCCCACTCGATGCCAGGACGACCGTCGGGCATTGTAGCGATTTGCCAACCAGATTGAGCAAACCATTTCTGGTACTCCTCAACCTGCTTGAGTCCATCGCTTTGCCAGAACGCTAGGTCTTCACCGTCTGGTCGAGCTGCGGTCTTGCGACCGCTGGTTCTCCACTCAGCACTAGGAATCCCTGTTTGTTCTTCGGCAATCCTAACGGATTCATTGAAAACTTCAAGCCACTTCTCAGCCAAGGTCATCGTCGTAACCTCCTGGCTGGTAGTCTGGGTTATCCACAGGCGTAGGCGTGGTCATAGGAGAACCACATCCAGCGCAGAAACTGTCAGTGAACCAGAGTACCAACTGGTACTCCTGAAACACTGCCCTGATAATCTGTATGGTCGAGCCACAGTTGATACATTCATTGCTTGGTATCCCTCGCTGGTCAATCAGATTTTTGCTGGGCTCTATAGAACTCATGGTTCAACCATTCCAGCATCGAGTGAACAGCAGACCCTGCAGCCAGATATACCGCTGGCTTCTCAGGAACCATTGCGACTTTGCTAAGATAGTATTTTTGTGGGCAGGATTGCCAGGTTGAAAGCTGGCTATATGACCGATGCGGAGGAAGTTTATTCATACCGTATATCATATTGGTTATCTCCAAGATTCTTTGGTAGCGACACGCAGGGTGGAGCTACCAAGTTTGTGATAGGGTTAGGGGTGGAGGGCGGGAAAGGCTCGCCACAGGGCGAGCCGTGATAAGATAGGACTATGGATAAAATAATCTGGGTAGATATAGAGACAACAGGGTTGGACTACGAAGTAGATACCATCCTTGAAATAGCAGTCGTAGTTACTGACTATGGCTTCCAACGATTGGATTCATTCCATCGGGAGGTGCAACCTCCCAAGGGTTATTCAATCAGCGACTGGGCATTGAGAACACATACGCACAACTATTTACATCAAGACCTAAGAGACAAGCCAATGCTTCGAGAGGTTGACCAAGAGCTGGCTAACTGGGCAAGCGAAGCTATCGTAGTAAAAAACAAATACCCCATCGGTGGTAACAGTGTGTACTTTGATAAGCGATTTGTTGAAGAGAAGTTGCCAATGTTCAACGCATACCTCGGTAAGAGTGTCATTGATGTA